CGCGGGCACGGGCCTGAGCCTTTCTGGCACGCAGTTCAGCATCACCAACACGGGCACTGCTGGAACTTACGGCGACGCCGCCACGGTGCCGGTGATCACCACCAACGCACAGGGCCAAGTCACAGGTGTCACGCCCACGGCCATCGCCATCTCGGGCGCGGCGGTCTCAGGCAACATCTCTGGCCAAGCCGGATCGGTGGCCAACGCCCTGACGGCTGGCAGTTTCCTGACCTCTGGCGGCACGTTTGACGGTGCTGCTGCCCGCACATTCGCGGTGGACGCCACATCGGCCAACACGGCAGACAAGGTCGTAGCGCGAGACGCCTCGGGTAACTTCAGCGCAGGCACCATTACGGCCACTTTGTCCGGCGCAGCAACAAGTGCGACCACAGCAACCAACCTTGCTGGTGGTGCGGCCAACCAGATCGCCTACCAGACCGGCTCGGGGGCAACGGCTTTCGCTACAGCCCCATCGGCCTCCAACCAAGTGCTGAACTGGAGCGGCTCTGCGTTCACATGGAGCGCAGGCACTATCTCTGGCGTGGCTCTGGGCTCAGACCTGAACACCCTGACGCTGGGAACGTACCTGACTGGCACAAGCTACAACGGCTCCAGCGCAGTTACGGCGGCAGTGGACGCCACATCGGCCAACACCGCAGACAAGGTTGTGGCGCGTGACTCCTCTGGCAACTTCAGCGCAGGCACGATCACTGCGGCGTTGAGTGGAAACGCCAGTACTGCAGCAACGTTTCAGACCGCTAGAAACATCAACGGCGTGTCGTTTGACGGTTCCGCAAACATTACCGTAACAGCCAACACAACCAACACACTGACCCTCGGTACAGGGCTTACAGGTACAAGTTTTGACGGCTCGGCTGCGGTAACTGCCGCTGTTTCTTATGGCACCTCTTCGGGCACCGCCTGTCAAGGAAACGACTCTCGTTTAAGTGATTCCCGGCAAGCCACAAATACAAACACCCAGTTGGCCTCTTTGGGCGTTGGCACTGCAGCGTCTGGCACTGCTGGCGAAATTCGTGCAACAAACAACGTCACGGCATACTATTCGGATGATCGTCTGAAAACGCGCCTTGGCCGGATTGAAAACGCGCTGGCTAAAGTCCGCACACTGGACAGCTTCTACTATCAAGCAAACGAAACTGCGCAGGCGCTGGGGTACGAACCAGTGCGCGAAGTGGGCATTTCTGCTCAGCAGGTACAGGCTATCATGCCGGAGGTCGTTGCCCCAGCCCCAATTGACGACAAGTATTTGACAGTGCGGTATGACCGCCTTGTGCCTTTACTGCTGGCGGCGATTAACGAACTTGAAGCCAAAGTAGCCGCCCTTGAGGCGAAAGGATAATCATGTCAAGCACCTTTACCAACCTCAAGTTTGAGCTGATCGGCAACGGTGAGCAGTCGGGCTCATGGGGCACCACGACCAACAGCAACATCGGCACAGCCATCGAGCAGGCGATTGTGGGCATGGCAACACTGGACTCCGGGGACTTTGCTGCCAACGTGGCCACCCTGACGCTGACCAACACCACCGCACTGCAGGACGCCCGGGCGCTGTGTCTGAACATCGCAGCAGGCGCAGTATCCGCAGCGGGCACGGTCAACGTCCCCGCCATCCAGAAACCCTATCTGGTCATCAACGGCTCCAGCTACACGGTCACCGTGAAGGTCTCCGGCCAAACCGGCGTAGCAGTCCCTGCTGGCACTCGTACAGTGGTGTACAACAACGGCACGGATGTGGGCTCGCAAGTTGACTGGCTGAACTCTTTGACACTTGGCACGGCCCTGCCAGTTGCCTCTGGCGGCTCCGGCTCAACCACTGCTTCTGGTGCCCGGACAAACTTCGGTGCCACCACGCTGGGCGGCAACCTGTTCACCATCAGCAACCCGAGCGCAGTGACGTTCCCCCGGTTCAACGCAGACAACACCGTCTCGTCTTTGAACGCTGCGGACTTTCGCACTGCCATCGGTGCGGGCACTGGCGGCGGCACGGTGACTTCGGTTGCGGGTACTGGCTCAGCCAACGGCCTGACGCTTTCGGGCACTGTGACATCCTCGGGGGCCATTTCTTTGAGTGGTTCCGTCACAAGCCTGACAACAACCAACTTCACCGTCATGGAAGAAAGCGGTAAGCTCGTGATCAAGTACGGCGGCACGGTGGTTGCGTCGTTTAGCAGTGCGGGCGCTTTGATTTCCGCAGACAACATCACCGCCTACGGCACCCCATAAGGAGTTGGCATGACGCTACCAATCGGCACAATATCCATGTCTGAGGTGAACACCGAACTTGGGATTGCATCGACCACCACAATTTCCTTGAACCAGACCAACGTGCGAACACTGGCTGGCGTGCCTTCGGGCACTATCAGTATGAACGACCTGCGGGGCAAATCCAACACTTACACGATTGAGTATTTGGTCGTTGCTGGCGGTGGCGGCACAAACAACACTGGCGGCGGCGGTGCTGGCGGTATGCTTACGGCTACTGGTTTTGCCGTCAGTCCGGGTACAAGTTACACCGCAACAGTTGGAGCTGGTGGAGATCGCTTTTCCGATAGAGGCAACAGCTCATCTTTTTCTAGCATTACAACTGTTGGGGGTGGTCGTACAGCAACCAGCGGCGGTTCCGGCGGAGGGTCGATCACTTCAGGCAATGGTGGCCCCGGTGGAGCAGGCACGTCTGGTCAGGGAAATAATGGTGGCGCAACTCGATATACTAGTTCCGCAGCTTCAGGTGGTGGCGGTGGAAAAGGGGCTGTTGGGGGAGAAGCTTATGGGAACCTTGCCGGAAGCGGGGGCGCTGGTGCAGTGGCATTCACCGGGGCTACGTACGCTGGTGGTGGGGGCGGTACAACCGTATATTCAAACGGTCAAAACGGCGGTACCGGCGGCGGGGGTAAAGGCGAATCTCAGGGTTATAGCCCTTACTATGGCAGTTATGTCATAGCGGGCGTTGGTGGTTCTGCCAATACCGGTGGTGGTTCGGGTGGGGGATACTATCAAGCTACTCCCCCCGGTGGTTCGGGTATCGTAGTCATCAGATACGCAGGAGCACAGCGCGGTACGGGCGGCATAGTCTTGACCTCTGGCGGTTACACCACCCACACATTCTTATCTTCTGGGACGTACGTAGCATGAGCCATTTTGCCCAAATTGACGAAAACAATATTGTCCAGCGCGTGCTGGTCATTGATCAAGCTGAAATCAACACAGGTAACTGGGGTGATCCGGCAAGTTGGATTCAAACCAGCTACAACACCCGGGGTGGTATTTACTACATCCCCAACACAAGTGATCCTGATCCAGACCAATCCAAAGCCTTTCGCAAGAACTTTGCGGGGATTGGTCATCTGTGGTTACCAAACGGCCCTGAAGGCGGGGGTTTTGTCCCCCCATCGCCGTACCCTTCATGGACGGTTGTGAATAGCTTTTCCTATTTGTATGAAGCGCCTGTACCGATGCCGGTGCCAAACAGCCCCCCGTACTATCATTGGGATGAGGCAACCTTGTCATGGGTTGCTAAGCCAAACCCAGAAAACCCAATAGCTCCCCCGATTGAAGAAATTCCATTTACCGAGATATAAGCATGAACCAACCAAACATTAAACTTGCGCACGTTCACGGCCTTTTTACACGCATGATGTCGTTTGAAAACGTGGGGGACACAGAGATTGGGCATACGCATCAGTACGATCACGCAACACTGGTGGCGCACGGTTCGGTCTTGATACGGTGTCGCGGCAAAGAAACCATCTTTAAAGCGCCGCAGCTCATTTGGATTGCAGCAGAATTGGAGCACGAGCTTGTGGCTCAAGAACCCAATACTGTCTGCGTATGCTTGCACACAACGTACAGCATGCGACCCGGTACTACCGTAAGTTTTGACCCAATTGTGTCGAAAGATATGGTGCCTGCGGGAGCGGAAGAGGCGTTTGCGAGTCGAGCCACGGAGGCGTAAAGTGTTGTTGCAAACCCCGCGAGTCATCAAAAACTGGAAGCATCCAAGTTTTTTTACGATGCCAAAAGGGGAATACATCGACAACCGTTTTGGAAGGCGCTATATAAGCCACGAAGACTTGCCTTTTCGAGGCGAAGCCTTTGCTGCGTTTGGCATAACGAAGACCGCATACGAACCCCGGTTTAAAAATTTCATTGGTAACCACTATTTGGACGGTGCGGCAACGCACATCCACCAAGATGGCGCTCCTGAAGGGTATGTACATACCCGCTGCAATTGGATGGTGAAAAAACCGTCAAGCGGAGGAGACCCCATACTGGACGGCGTTGTTGTGCCCGTTGAAGAAGGTGACCTGTGGCTTTGTCTTTCAAGCCGAGAGCAGCATGGCAGCACCCCGGTTTCAGGTGGAGAGCGCCTCATTTGTTCGTTTGGCGCACTGGTGCCAATCGCTGCCCTGTCACACATAATAAAAGACCAGCCATGAAAGACTGGGCTGTTGCATTCATTGCCTCAGCCCTTCTAATTGGGTTTATCGTGTGGTGTGCAAGCATAATTGTGCGGTTTGTATGGAGTCTGTAAATGCTTGCCGAGATTGCTGCCGCCAATGCGGCCTTTGCTGTAATAAAAGGTGCGCTGGCGAACGGTAAGGAGCTGCATCAGCTCGGTTCTCGGGTCTTTGATTACTTCGACAACAAAGCCAAGATTCAGGAGCAGGCCACCAAGAAGGGTGGAGGCTCCGACCTTGAAGAGTTCATGGCGCTTGAGCAGCTCAAGCAGCAAGAAGAAGAGCTTCGGGAGCGCATGGTCTACGCCGGTCGTCCGGGGATGTGGAATGACTGGGTGAAGTTTCAAGCTGCCGCAGCCAGAAAGCGCAGGGAGGCTCAGGAAGCCGCCAAGCGCGAAGCGGCTCAGAAGAAGAAACGCAGGGAGCAGTTGGCCGAGTACATTGCCATCAGCATTGCCACCGTCATCCTTGCCGCTTTGCTGACCTACGGGGCTTACATCTACATCATGTACATCAAGAAATGACCGAGAAGGCCGACACCATCGTTGACAAGGTGCTGTCCTACGTGGACAGTCCCTTCAAGCTGTTTGCTGTCATCCTGATGGGCGTGGTTGCCTTCGTGGGTTACTTTCTTTGGCAGAACCAAGAGTTCATGCGGGACGCCTACAAGGAGTCCAAGAAGCTGCCGGAGATCAACACCGCACGGGCAGACGAGGCCAGCGCCATGCTGTTCAAGCAGACGAGTGCTACCGTGGTGGCGATCTTCAAGGTCAACCCCCTGTTTAACTCGCGGGTGGTCTACAAGGCATACACCAAGGATGGCAGGGACAAGAGCATTGATGACATTGACGTGGGGCTGTTTACACACAGCACAAAAAATAACGACGACGTGGTCAAGCTGATGACCAACCAAATCCCTTGCGGGGAGTACCGCTACGCTCAGTCCGAGGTTGGGCTGTGGTACATCGAGAAGGGTGTGGGGTACACCTGCCGGGTAAGCGTCCCGCCAGACAGCCCTCGGTTTGTTGGTCAGGTTACGGTGGGATGGCCACAGGAGCCGGAAAACCTCGAACAAGTAAAATTCATGCTGGAGATCGCCAGCGCAATGCTAACCAAAAGGGGTAACTGATGCTTTCACTGTTCTCAACTCTTGGAGGTCTGCTGATCTCCGGCCTTCCAAAACTGCTGGAGTTCTTCCAGAACAAGGCCGATCAGGCGCACGAGCTGCGGCTGGCTGCACTTCAAAACGAGCGTGAGCTGGCCATGGCCGCGCAGGGTTTCGCCGCCCAGTTGAAGATCGAAGAGGTCCGCACCGACCAAGTGGCGATGGAAACTGACGCCCGGATGACTGAAGCGGCGCTCAGCCACGACGAGAAAGTTCTTGAGAAGGCCAGCAAGTGGGTTGCCAACTATGTGGGCACCGTGCGCCCCACTGTGACCTACATCTTCGTTCTTGAGCTGGTGCTGATCAACGGTTTCATGGCGGTGTACCTGTGGAACCACCCCCACCTGATCCAGAACATTGATGACGTCATCAAGTACTCCGACATCATCTTCAGCTCTGACGAGATGGCGATGCTCGGCGGCATCATCGGTTTCTGGTTCGGCTCTCGCGGCTGGAGCAAGAAGTGAAACTGAGCAAAGCAGGCGCTGATGTGATGCACCGCTACGAGGGGTGCAGGAACAAGCCATACCTGTGCCCAGCTCACATCTGGACGATTGGTTACGGCCACGTCCTGTACCAAGAGCAGATCAGGCTCCCAATGGTCCGGCCACCGGGCAAGACCAAAGAAGACATCCCCATGATCCGCAGTGAGTACCCATTGAAACCGGAGGACAACCGTGTCTGGTCCAAGCAGGAAATTGAGGAACTATTCGCAACTGACGTCGCTTCTTTTGAACGTGGTGTTCTTCGACTTGTTCCCGGCGTTGTTGGCCGTCAAGGCTCTTTTGACGCTCTGGTCTCTATCTCCTTCAATTTTGGACTAGGTAACCTCCAGCGCAGCACCATCCGCATGAAGGCCAACCGGGGTGACTGGGAGGGCGCAGCCGATGCGTTCCGTGCTTGGACCAAGGGTGGCGGTAAAGTCTTGCCCGGTCTGGTCAAGCGCCGTGAGGCCGAGATTGCGCTGTTCTTAAGTTAAGTGCGAAAATGTCGCAACGCTGAGGTAAACCATGCCACTACAGAAAATACTGTTCAAACCGGGGGTTAACCGGGAAAACACCCGCTACACCACCGAAGGCGGTTGGTACGACTGCGACAAAATCCGCTTCCGTCAGGGCAACCCCGAGAAGATCGGCGGCTGGACACGTTTCAGCGCCGAAACGTATCTGGGCGTCTGCCGCTCACTGTGGAACTGGATCACCATCGGCGGCGCAAACTTGCTGGGCGTGGGCACAAACCTCAAGTTCTACATCAATCTGGGCGGGCAGTATTTCGACATCACCCCCATCCGGGCCACGCCCACCATCAATGCCAACCCATTTGTAGCCACGCTGGGCTCCAGCGTCATCACCGTCACGGACACGGCCCATGGCTGTTTTACCGGGGACTTCGTAACCTTTAGCGGCGCGGTCGGTCTGGGCGGCAACATCACAGCAGGTGTGCTCAATGCTGAGTACCAAGTAACTGTCCTGAGCGCAGACAGCTACACCATCACGGTGTCGGCCACAGCCAATGCAACTGACGTGTCTGGTTCTCCCGGTGGTGGAGCCTCTGTGGTGGCTGCATATCAAATTAACACTGGCCCCGAGGTGGAAGTCCCATTAGTTGGATGGGGCGCAGGTGGTTGGGGTTCTGGTGTTTGGGGTACGAGCGCGTCTGATCCAATCCCTTTGCAGCTCTGGAACCAGTACAACTACGGTGAAGATTTGCTGTATGGCCCTCGTGGCGGCGGCATTTATTACTGGGACTCGTCCGTAGGCACGGGAACCCGTGGGGTCAATTTGACCGTATCTGGGGATGCAGACACACCACTGTTTCAGAACAAAATCATCGTGTCGGACTCCTCACGCTTTACACTGGTGTTTGGCACCAATGACTACAGCTCGGCAACGCTTGATCCCATGCTGATCCGCTGGTCTGATCAGGAAAACTTCCTCGTCTGGACCCCCGCCATCACCAACCAAGCGGGTAGTATCCGGCTGTCCAACGGTTCCGAAATCATCACCGCCATCCAAACCCGGCAGGAAATTGTCACGTTCACGGATCAGGCGCTGTACTCGCTACAGTACCTTGGACCACCCTACGTCTGGGGCACCCAGTTGCTGGGCGACAACATCTCGATTGCGGGCCCGAACGCCGTGGCACTGGCTTCTGGGGTGGTGTACTGGATGGGCGTGGATAAGTTCTACGCCTACGACGGCCGTGTGCAAACGCTCAACTGCGACTTGCGCCGCTACATCTTCAACGACTTCAACCAAGATCAGGCGGTGCAGGTCTTTGCGGGCACCAACGAGGGTTTCAACGAGGTCTGGTGGTTCTACTGCTCGGCAGGCTCCACGGTGGTGAACAAGTACGTCATCTTCAACTACCTTGAAAAAATCTGGTACTACGGCAACATGGAGCGATCGGCATGGCTGGACTCTGGCTTGTTGAGTTTCCCGATTGCCGCGACCTACATCAACAACATCGTCAACCATGAAGACGGCGTGGACGACAACTCCACAGCCACGCCAACCCCGATTGCGGCCAACATCTCGTCCTCGGAATTTGACATCGGTGACGGCCACAATTTTGGGTTTGTCTGGCGCGTGCTCCCGGACTTAACGTTTGGCGGGTCAGCATCTTCACCTACTCCACAAGTTACGATGACCTTGCAGGCACTGCAAAACTCGGGTTCCGGGGTCACCAGCTCCGCCGGTCAGGGCGTGATCAAGGGCAGCACCTACGTCATAACCGAAGAGTTCACCGGGCAGATTTACACCCGCGTGCGCGGGCGGCAGCTCATCTTCAAGATCGACTCCTCGCAGCTCGGCACCACATGGCAGCTTGGCGCTCCCCGGATTGACATCCGGCCTGATGGGCGCAGGTAATTATGGCAACAGGACCAGTATCCAGCCGGTTAAACACCCCTGAGCCTCCCAGCCTCCCGCTGGCTACGGAGCTGTACGAGCGCCGGTATCAGGATCAATTCTCCAACGTGTTGCGGTTGTTTTTCAACCGCCTGATCAATGCGTTGAACTCGCTGCTGGGCACAAACGGGGGCTTGTACCTCCAAAACCCCCATGCCATGCTGATGAGCGATCAGGATCAGACCAATGCCAGCATCACTGCGGCGAACCAGTTGAGCTTCAACCAGCCTGTGATTACACAGGGCATCCGGGTGGAGAACACGGATGAAGTTTGGTTTGACAAGACCGGCCAGTACCTTGTGACGTTCCGCTTGCAGGTGAGCAACCGCAGCAACGCTGTGCAGGAGTTTGAGGTCTGGGCCGGGTATGACGGCACAAATTACCCGCTGTCCAACACCCGGGTAGACATCCCCGCCCGCAAAGATTCAAGCACTTGGGGGCACGCTGTGGTGACTGTCTCCGGCATCTTCACCGTTGAGGACCCTGACACCGAGTACCTCACCATCA